CTCCTACCCCAACTATAACTCCAACAGTAACACCTTCAATCACACTAACTAGCACACCAACCCTTACACCAACACCAACTGTCACATTAACACCAACGAATTCACCGACCCTTACACCTACCCCGACCCTTACACCAACACCAACCGTTACATTAACACCAACAAATACACCAACCGTTACACCAACTATTACACCAACAAATACAGTTACACCAACTATTACACCAACAAATACAGTCACACCAACAAATACAGTCACACCAACACCAAGCCCTATTGTAGGATATCTCAGTGTTCGAGTTGCCGCGGACTCATTTATTCCATCCACAGATGCGACTGTATGGTATGCAATATCTGCAACATATGACGGAACGCAACCATTCCCACTTGGACAAACATGGTTACAGTTAGGCTTATCACAAACTTTACCTTTTTGTCCATCTAACACTTTATATGGAACAATAACGGTTCCTGTTGGTTCGTTTGTTTATGTCCAAGTAAGAGATAGTTCAGGAACTAATATATATTTGACAACAAATAACTTTACGAGTTCGAATCCATGTTTATTCCCATCGTTTACTACACCTTATACAGACGGTTTTTCTATGGGAAGCCCAAGTTCGAGTAGTAAAACATATAAAATTTCAAATCCAATAACAACAACACCCGCACCATAATTATATAAAACACTATTGAAATATTTATATCTATAGTTAAATTATTAATATGGAAAATAACAATCAAAATCTAACAGTTTGGCAAAAACTTTCCAAGACTTTTGGTCCTGATAGCACCTTAGGTCAAGGAAGACCAGACTACAAACTAGATAAAAAAGAAATTTTAAAAACTCAAGATAAAGCTGAGTATGAAAGGGCAAAACTCCAAAATCAACAATCTTTATATCTAAGCACCAATTGGGCGAAAGTTGAAAACAATTTATATACCCAAGCGGTTTATTATGAACCAACAAGATTGGCGGCGTTTTACGATTACGAATCAATGGAATATTGTTTGGCGGGAGATACTAAAATTGCAACCCCGAACGGTTTTATCACAATTAAAGAGTTATCGGAAAAAGGTAGGGATTATGAATTTATTACTTATGCATATGATCATAACCTTAAAAAAGTAGTTCCCGCAGTAGCTAGAAACGCCCATTATACTAGAGATGAAATGACATATAAAGTCACGTTTGATGACGGTAGTCATATTATTGCAACATGGGAACACCAATTTATGAAAAGAGATGGTTCATTTGAACGGGTTATGAATTTAAAGCCTGGAGATTCAATGATGCCATTTTATCGTAAATCTTTTTATAATAACAAGAAATATAATTGGGTTTACACTTGTAATTCTGTAGAGGGTCATAATGGTTGGGTTTCAGAACACAATTTAGTTGCTGAATGGTTTTATGATGTTAAAGTAAACGAAGACGAGGAAGTGCATCATATTGATTTTGATGGTAAAAATAATTTACCTGAAAACCTACAAATAATGAAGATATCTGAACACAGAGCATATCATGCAAGACTAAATAACGAAAAATTATGGTCTAATCCTGATTATAGAAACAAAATGTCTGAAGTCGCAAAAAGAAAGGGTAAATTAGTTTGGGGTGGAAGACGAAGTGGTGATAAAAATCCAGCTTACATAAAAATAGGTTGGGATAACATTATTGAAACTGCAAGAAAAATAAAAACCTTGAAGGGAACCGCTAAACAATTAAATGTATCTTACCGAAAGTTACAAAGAGAAATCGTTTCAAATGGATATCAAGATTGGGGAACTTTTTTAACCGCATACGGAATACAGAAATCACCATACTCAACAGCTAAAGCAAAAAAAGATATAATTAACTTAAACCATAAAATAGTATCAATTGAACCTCATGGTGTTGTGCCTGTTTATGATTTGACTGTTCCTGGATATAAAAATTTTGCTACAGACTCAATTTTTTCACATAACACTCCCGAAATCTCAACCGCACTTGACATATACGCTGAAGAATCAACTACCCCAGATCAAAATGGTTATATTTTACAAGTATATTCTGAATCAAAAAGAATCAAAAGTATTTTAGTTGATTTATTTGTTAATACATTAGACATAAACACTAATTTACCGATGTGGATTAGAAACATGTGTAAATATGGTGATAATTTTGTTTATCTGAAATTAGACCCTGAAAAAGGGGTTACAGGATGCCTTCAATTACCAAACATCGAAATCGAAAGATTAGAAAGAGGTATTGATTCAAGAACATATAACGCGACAATTAATGTTAATAGAAAGGCCTTGAAATTTGCGTGGAAAGCAAGGGAAGCCGAATTTAATACTTGGGAGGTTGCCCACTTTAGATTGTTGGGTGATGATAGAAAACTTCCTTATGGAACATCAATGTTAGAAAAGGCTCGTCGTATTTGGAAACAATTAGTATTGTCTGAAGATGCGATGTTAATCTATAGAACATCAAGAGCACCCGAAAGGAGAGTTTTCAAAGTTTTCGTTGGTAACATGGATGACAAAGATGTTGAGCCATATGTTCAAAGAGTTGCAAACAAATTTAAAAGAGATCAAATTGTTGATAGAAAAACAGGAAATGTGGATTTAAGATTTAACCAAATGGCAGTGGATCAAGATTATTTTATTCCTGTAAGAGACGCCGCTCAAGCAAGTCCAATTGAGACATTACCGGGAGCAACTAACCTTTCAGAAATCGCAGATATTGAGTATATCCAAAAGAAATTGGTTACAGCACTTCGTATTCCTAAAGCGTATTTAGGTTTTGAGGAACCTGTAGGTGATGGTAAAAACTTATCACTATTGGATATTCGTTTTGCAAGAACAATCAATAGAATTCAAAAATCGGCAATTGCTGAGATGAATAAAATTGCAATCATTCACTTATTTCTTATGGGATTTGAGGATGAGTTATCAAACTTTACGTTACAACTTACAAACCCATCTAAACAAGCAGATTTATTAATGATTGACGTTTGGAAAGAAAAGGTGATATTATATAAAGATATGGTGTCTGAAATTGCTAAATCAATTCAGCCTACTTCAGCAACATGGGCGAAAAAACATATTTTTGGTTTTTCTGATGATGAAATCAAAGTCGAACTTAACCAAATCAGAATGGAACGAGCAGTTGCCGCTGAACTTGATAATACGGCAACTATTATTACAAAAACAGGTATTTTTGATACGGTTGATAGATTATACAAAACCGTAACTGGAGGAACTGCATCTGCAGGAGGAGCTGCCGCTCCACCAGCGGGAGGAGAAGGAGGAGCACCACCTCCACCACCAGCGGGAGGAGAAGAAGGAGGAGCACCCCCAATTCCTGAATCAATAAGAAAGGATAAAAACAAACTCATATTAGAATCAGAAATTGATGATTTTGATGAAGACGAATTTTTAGATTTTCAAAAAGTTAATAACACTTTAGGTGAGGTAACCGATGAATTATCAAAACTTTTAGGTGATTAATTTTTTTATTAGATATTTATATAACAAAAAGAAATTATGATTGGGGAATTAAAATCAAAAATAGAAAAATATTTAACGGAATCTTATAAAAAAAATAATTTAAAAGATAATTTATTTGTCTTTGAGGAATTAGTCCTTAAAAACAAAAATATTTCCAAAATATTTTATTTATATGATGAACTACAACAACCAAAGGGTTTGTCTGAGTCATTAGCCAACGAATTTATTTTTGAATCAATAACGGCATACGAAAATTTAATTAACAAAGTAACACCAACACAAATTAGAGAAATAAAAGCTTGGGTTGGTCATGTTAAATGTGAAAACAAATACAAAAATATTGATGATCTTTTCTCAAAGAACGTCCTAACTTTAGAAAACAAAATTAAAAGTAAAAAAGTAATCTTGGAAAGTCTAAAATCAAAAGGACAAACCCAAAAAGAAATAATCAATGTTCCTTTAAAATCTATGGTGAATGTTGCAAATAAAACAATTGATAGTTTTTTATCTTCTTTAAATGAAAATGAAAGAAAAGAATTGAAGGTTTTGTTATCAACGCCAAAAGAAACTTTGATAGAAAACTATAACAAAGAGAAAAAAATAGTTTTAGAAAAATTATCGAACAAAAAACAAAATGAAACAGATAAAGAAACTATAAACACGATCGATCAAGTGTTAAGTAAAATTCAAACAGAATCTTTTTCAGAACTTAATTATTACAAATTAAAAAATTTAAACGAAGGTCTTTAATTTTTGATTAAAAATTGCCCGTTTTAATTTTAATCTTTTTTTTATAGATTTTTTTACAAATTCTTTCCTTTCAAAAAGAATCAGATTTTGTTTCGTCTTATTTACCTTTGATTTTAAGTCTTTAATTGACTTTTCAACATTTCCTTTTTTTACCTCAACTTTCAACATACAATTAAATATTTGATTCAAATATAATATTTGTTTATAATTTAACAAAATAAACAACACAAATATGAAAAATTTTTATGAAAAAAGGGAAGACCGTAAAATTGGTTGGATATAAATCCTTTAAATCACAATTTGGAACGATTGATTCCACAAACTTAAAATCAATCTTTATTAATATTCAAACTTGGGTAGAACCAAAAGATGAATTCGAAAATTGGAACCGAATAATTTTAAACATGACAAGGTCGGTTAAACACACAATTTTAGAAAATATAAACAAAGAATTTTTTGACACAAAATTTATTGTAGATTTTGATCTGAGAACAAGTGGTCTACAAACAAAAAAGAAATCATTTTTAAACTTAGAAATGAATCTATTCTTAATAGAAGAAATTGATTTCAAATCACCAAAACTTAAAAAACTTGTAAAAAATTTGGTTAAATGTATATATTCAGACGTGATGAATAAAAACAAATATTTCAAATTTTATCTAACTAAAAACGGAAATCTAAAACCCCTTAAAAAAGAAACTGAAACTCTTTAGTATTTATATATAAAAATACATGTCAATATGAATGATCAATCAACAATTATTAGTTATATATATTGCTTGAAAGATCCTATAAACTTTAGTATTAAATATATTGGTAAATCGGATAACCCACCTAAAAGGTATATTGAACATATAAGAAAACACAAACATACTATTACAAAAAAAAATAATTGGATTAAAAAATTAATTTCGATAGATAAAAAACCAATTTTAGAAATATTAGATGTTATTCCGTTTTCAGAATGGTCATTTTGGGAAAAATATTGGATTGGGTTATTTAAATCGTGGGGATTTAATTTATATAATTTAACTAACGGTGGTGATGGGGGTAATTATGGCCCTGAATCAAATAGAAAAATATCCGAGAAATTAAAAAATAGAAAATTTTCTGATGAAACTATTAAATTGATGTCGGAATCGGCGAAAAAAAGAAAATTAACAGAAGAAGGTAGAAAAAAACTATCTAAAAGTAGAACAGGGGGTAAAAATCCTATGTTTGGTAAAAAACAATCATTATTTTGTGTTGAGTCTAAATATAAACCAGTTATTCAACTTACAATAGATGGTGAATTTGTTGCTGAATGGAAGTCATTAAAAGAAGTATCTGAATATTTATTAATTAACCGAAACACAATTAGGATGGTTTGTAATAACCAAAGACGAAGTGCGGGAGGATATAAATGGAAATTTAAATAGATAATGAAAGTCAATATAACAAATGAATTAGATAAAAAAATGATCCTTGTCGAATATGACGCTGGATATATTGATCCAAACGAAAGAAGAAACTTGTCTATGATTAGAGAAAATCGAGATATGTTGGATCACTCCAAACCATTTGAGTTCTATGCGGTTCTTCAAAAATATAATACACCAAATAGAAACGGAAGAATATATCCTGAAAAGATATTAAAAAGAGAAGCCGAGAATTATAAAAAAATGATTCAAAAGGGAACGGCTCTTTCTGAGTTAAATCACCCTGAATCTTCACTTATAGATCTTGATCGTGTATCACATGCAATTACTGATATATGGTGGGAAGGTCCTGTATTGTTAGGTAAATTAAAACTTCTTACAAGTCCTGGTTTTCACGAAAGAGGGATTGTATCAACAAAAGGTGACTTAGCAGCAAACTATCTTCGTCAGGGTGTTACATTGGGGATTTCTTCTCGTGGAGTAGGTTCCCTTAAAAAAGTTGGTGAACAAAATGAAGTTCAGGATGATTTTGAATTAATTTGTTTCGATTTAGTTTCATCACCATCAACACCAGGGGCATATCTTTTTAGAGATAAAGATGAAAGATCTCGGTTTGAAGAAAACTTAGATGAAGAGAAAAAAATGCACGCAGAAAGACATGTTGGTGAAGCTGGATCAAAATCACTTGACTTAATGAATAGATTATCCGATTATTTGAATAAATAAAAAAAAATAATTATGGACGAAAAGTATTTTATTGCGAGAATCACAACTGATATTGTTGATGAGAACACCGGAAAGGTAAAGAAAATGAAAGAAGAAAAATTGGTCAGAGGATATTCACCGACTGATGTTGAGGCTAAAGTTACAAAGGTATATGAAAATTATACTATGGATTGGCGAATTACCGCTATTGTTGAATCAAAAATTGATGAGGTAATCGAAGGGTAAACTCAAGAAAATTTTAATTAAAAAGGGAAAAGGAAAAAAATCTTTTTCCCTTTTTTTATGCCCAATCGTGTAAAATACAGAACTTTTTGAAAAATGTGAATATTTATTAGAAAAACTATTTAAAAAAAAATGAGTTACAACAAAAATGTAGTAGAAGATGCTCTATTTCAAATTAAGAATTTGGAAGAGACTCTACAAGAAAATGCAAAAGGAATACTTCAGTCTACAATGAGTGAAGAAATCAGACAATTGGTAAAAGAATCTTTGAAAGAACAAGATGAGATTGAACAACCCGCAACCGATGACGAAATCGAAGTCGATGATGAAATGGACATGGGTCCTGAAGAAATGGACGATGAGGACATGGAAATGGAACCTGAAGATGACATGGAAATGGATGATGAAGACATGGAAATGGATGATGAAGACATGGAAATGGAGCCTGAGGATGATATGGAAATGGACGATGAAGAAGACGCTATCGATATGACAGATGCTTCCGATGAAGAAGTTTTAAGGGTTTTTAAAGCTATGGGAGACGACGATGGAATCGTTGTGAAAAAAGAAGGTGATTACATCCATCTTACAGATGAAGATGATGATTACATGATACAACTAGGAGAGTCCTATAATGAATTAGATGAAGAAGACATGGAAAATATGTATGAAATCGAAATGGATGATGAAACTAACGAAATGATGGATTCTGACGAAACAATTTATGAAATTGAAATGAGTGGTATGGGTTCTGAAATGGACGAAATGGAT